TGTTAAGTCGAGGTTTACACCACCAAACCCTCCAGCACCCCAACCAGTTCCTCCAACCGTAGTATCTAACCCTACGTTTATTTGGTATATACCGTCTACACCAGAACCACCATTTCCACTGTCCGAGGCACTAGCGTTTACACTGACTGTTATTTTGTAAGAGTTAGCGTTTACTACAGAAGTAATTTGATGTTCTGCATTAAGAATACTTGCCGTTATATTACCACCTAAACTTACTGCACTTGAGATAGTAACAAAATCATTAGCTACAGCACCATGAGAAGAATCTGTTACCGTAATTTCACTAGAGCCATTACTCGCTGAAAAAGTA